TGTGTCTGTTTGCAAAATTCCTTGCGGCTTCTACACTACCAAAGCCCCAGGCTTTTAGTGCTAAAGCTTTTCTAGTCGGTCTGCCTTTTGCATCTTTCATAGGACCTTTCATTCCTGCAAATCGTGCAGCAAAGCTTACCTTTCTTTTAAAATCTTTACTTTTCTTAGGAGGTGTTTTCTTAACAGGAGCTTTTAAATTACCACCATCTTTTCGATTGTAGTGTGCTCTACCTGCTGCATTTAATCCCCCTTTAGGATTTTGATGTTTCTTTAGAGTCATTGCTCCCTCCTGTAAAATCAATTACTTCCGCTGAATAATTATCTTCAACCATTTCCCAATCTGTAACTTCTTTCATTGCGCCTATGTATTCAGCTAAACCCATTTCAGCTAATAAGTGTAATGGTTCATCTAGCGTATCACATTTAAATATTAATATCTTACATGAATTAGTTATTGTAAGTTTAATACCAACTGCGTCAGCTAATGCAATCATAGCTATAGATTCTTCTGGTGATACTTCTTCAACTAAAGTTATAATTTTAGTGTTAACACATATAGCTTTCATTGTATAAAGATATGATAAACTAACAAACCAATTATTAATAACTTACCATAGTCTAAATCCCAAGCTGTGCCTTCACCGAATTTCTTACTAAAATTTTTTAATTTTTCTTTCATTATTTTAAACTCCTCAAATAATCTGTTACATTTTCTAATGAATATACTTTATCAATTCCACCAGTCTCTCTAATAGCTCGTGCAGGAACAAAGTATTCATACATTTCATTTTTAGTACTAGGTGTAAAAATTATATTACCTTCTTTATCATACTGTCTTAAACCCATTTTCTGACTTCTTGGTGCACCTGCTTTTATTTCTAAGTCCATACCTCCAGAAAGTGGTGGTTTTTTAAAACCAGAAGTTACAATATATCTATTTGAAAAATCTCTATAATGTGGATCTGTTAAAAACTCATCTGCGTCTTTAACTTGTTTTGCAAACAAACCTTCATATCCTTTATTAAAAACTAGATCAGGAGCAATTGCTTTATGTTTTAAAGCATCACTAAAATTTGCTGTTTTAGTACTACCAAAATTATAATTATCTAAAGTTAAATCAGGTCTTTTTGAAGAATGCATTAGAGACATAAATTGCATTGAAGGATCATTATCCCATTCATTTATATACTTTTGTCTAAACTTGTTTCTTGAAAATTCATAAAGATCTTTTGCATTAAATTTATCTGCATTATTAGCTATTAATTGATTTACTTGTTCAGCTTCAGATAAAGGTGCAGAACCAGCGGCTTTACCTGCAAGTGGTGCTTTACCCATGAGTGTTTCGTTAATAAGTAGTTTAGTGTAGTCTTTATCAGTTAATGCAGGTATTAACATATCTTTATCACGCAGCACTCGGTTAGCTAAAGGTGCTCCTACCTTAGATAAAGCTTTACCAACTGGTAAGGCTTCAAGTCCTAATAAACCTACATTTAATCCTGCTTTTTTATAATCACCTTCTTCTAACGCGCTGCCTACATTCATAGCTGCACCTATAGGAGAAACATCTTTTATAAGTTTACGTAAATTATAATTACCTTGATACATACCTTCAGCTAAATTAGTACCATATTTTCTATCTAATGCTAAACGTTTTAGATATGTTTCTCTTTGTTTTTCTTTAACTTTGTTATCATAAGCTGTAGCTAAATTACTGGCACCGCTTTTAAAAGCATTCCAAAAATCTGATGCAGCCATATCAATCTCCATTAAGTGGCGGATTTATCCCCTGCTTCCGCCGGAGCAGCGAGGACAATGGGAACTCTTAAAGCCACTGTGTATCATCATCAAACAAAAAATTATCTGCTTTCTGCGACCACGGTACTTTATTCATAGTTAACTTGTCGTAGTGTGTTCTTAAAGTTTCTAAGGCAATAGCTGTAGCCATAATAGTATCATCATGACACCCAGCAGCAGCCTCAGTTCTTCCGGAGTCGGTACTAACATAATCTTTTAATTCCTGTATAATAGTCTTAGATGCTATCCATATATCGTCATTTTCTACAGCATTTTTAAGATTACCAATTATGTGTGGCTTTGTTACTTGTGTTGTTCTAAAGCCCGGTGTTGTACCTTCTTCTTTTGATATAGAAGATATTTTTGTTTGTTTATATAAATTTATATAATTCATCTGTGCTAGTCGAGATAATGTTGCAACCCCCATTGAATTACTTTCAACAGTTAGCAATGCATTATTATAGTATCTTCCTAAGTAAAATAACAAATCACCAAACTTACTTGGATCAATATAGTTATCTCTATACAAAGCAATTACTCTTCTATCTGTATCCATAACAACTGCACAGGAATAATCTTGACCTACACCTAATGCAACATCGGCAGCAAGAATATAATTACTATCCCAGTCAGGATACTCCCATATATCCAGATTACCATCCTTAGCTGTCTCCCATGTGAGTGAATCAAAATCAAATAACATTCTTTTATCTGGTTCAACTGGTATTAAGTTACTTACTTTATCTGTAGCGAATACAGATTTACCAGCTGTAATAAATGCTTCATCGGGAGTTGCTGGGTATTCCTGGCGGAACTTTAGTTCCCCACCTTCAGCAATCTTCAACCGACGCCAATAAAGCTGTCCGTCATTTAGACTGTGTTGCTCTACCAGTAGCTCCTCTTCTGAGGAACGTTCGAATCCTTCTGGAGGTTTTCTATAGTATTCACTTGTAGAAAACCATGGAAGGAATATCGGTAAGTACTCGTTCTCGCCATCTAATGCACCTTTCCATAATCTATAAAACTCACCTTGCGCACCGTTAGCTGTTGACTCAAGTATAACTTCAGTACCCGGAGCTTCAGATATACCCTGAAACAAACCAGCTAATATCTTTTCATCATGTTGCCAGAAAGCAACTTCTGATAGATGTGCTATAGTAGGTGTAGTGCCACGACCTGCCTCGGGCGATCCTGCTGTATATAGACGGTAAGAAGATATTGGTTTCTCACCACTTTCTTTTTTAAAGTGAGGTGATGATATAACAATCTCTTTTGCATTTGACTTAACTTCGTTAGGCTTGTAAGTAGACTCCATGTTTCTAATAATATTTTTAGATAAATTAAATAGTGCGTCGGATGTTGCACTATCGTGAGCCATAACTACTGAACGTGCGTGCGGTGTAAAATATGTTTTCCAAAATACTCTACCAGCACAATAAGTACTAATACCTTGCTGTCTTGCTTTCAAAATAATTGCACGAACTTTACCAGTGTCCTCTAACTGTTTTTCTAAAAGTTCTGTAATTTTTTTTTGACAGCTATTAAAAGAAAAATCGATGAAGCCCCTCCTTGCATCTTTAGTAATGATCTTTATATTGTCAACTGCAAATGAAGTGAAATCATTTTCATAATCTTTTAACTTATTTCTTTTATTCTTTTCTTCGAGAAGTTTGACTAGCTCTTTCTTTCTATTCATAAACTTCTCCTCAGGTTTAACTTTAAGGGGACATTTAAATTTAAACGTCTCCTTAAAGAGGGGGGAGAACTATATATTATATACTACCTTGAGGATAGATAAGATTGTCTTTAAAAATGTGTATACCCCCTATACTCTCTTATACCCCTTACTTTTTATATGCAGCATCTTCAAATTTTATCGTTCCTCAAAAATTTTTAAAATAATATTTATTCTCATTCAAACAATAGGAGTCTCTATGACTAACAACTATTCTCAATCAAACATTTCTTTCCTTAACCCTATCTATAACATCACACAACTTCTTCAACTAACTAAATACTTTTCTCATCCTTCAATATATCCTTCACTTCATTCAAAACAAATCTCTTTAAACTACATCATCACTTCTAATAACCAATTCTATCCCAAGCATCATCAACAAATTAACCAACTACTTAACTCTCAATCAATCTCAAACAATAACTTTTCTGCACCACCTTTATCTCTTCAACTACAATCCCAACCTCAGCAACCTCAATTCCAAACAATACCTGCTGTATCCCAACCAATTCCTCCTTTAACACCTGTAGCTTCTCCTCAAACACCTGAAGCTCCTCAACCTTTACAACCTTCAGCGCCTAACACTGATCCTATACCATCATAACCTCCTTAAACTAGAGCCCTTCGGGGCTCTTTTTTAAACATGTACTTCACGATGTGTACCGGCATGTCGCGGCAGTGGAGTTTACTTGGAGTTATTCTGTCAGAATTCTGACAGTATGACCCGCGTCCTATCTCTCAGTCTCTCTTAAATTTCCTCGCTGTCGCTCAAAAATTCTTTCTACCAACATTAATAGGAGTTTATATGTGTAATAATCATTCTCAAATATCATCATACGATCCTGACCAGGAATGGATCGAACTCGAAGGTGACGAAGGCAAGTGTTCTAATTGTTATCACGAAGAAGACTTCCCTCATATTACTATGGTGCTACATAAACTATATAACTATACGATGTGTTGGTACTGTAACAGATAATCTTAACCCACAACAGGAGTCTTAAATGTTATTCTCTAATCTCAATAAACGTCTCGATGACGAATTCCTTTTAATATACACCAAGCTTAAAACTATCGAACATAAACTCGATACTCTCTTAGCTCGTGTAGAATCTAATAATCCTGAAGATCTTCTATCACCTTCAGAAATTTCTATGATGCACTCTTGGCGTGACCAAGCTAAAGCTATGTCATCCGAAGATTCCTAAACAATCTCTTTCAAATCTCCTCACTGTCGCTCGGAGATTTTTTCAATCCTTATCTTCTCTCTTCAAACTACCTATAAGGTACATGGTGTACATACATCGCTTGAGAAGTTAAAGCGAACCTAAGCATGTCGTTAAACTGCTTACAATAATCTTAACCATTTAGCATAAGGAAGGTACTATCCATGCAAAACTTTGAACCAAGAAATTATCGTATCGATAACGTAGAACTAAACTGGGCTAAGCTAGCCAAACCTGTAAACCCATTCGGCACTGAACAATGGGAATTACAAATAGCAACTAAAGATAAAGCTATCGCTGATCAATGGTCTGCTAATCATCTCAATGTAAAGCAAGACAAAGTTGATTCATCTAAGTTTACTGTTAGTCTTAAACGAAAAGCTATCAAAGCCGATGGCACAGCTAATGGCGGTGTACGAGTTGTCGATGCTCAAGCTAAGAATTTCGAAGACGTTTCTAAAATCGGTAACGGTTCCACTGGTAATGTTGTTGTCTATCAATATCCTTACTCAACTGCAGGTCGTGAAGGTATCGCAAGTTCTCTAACAGCTGTTCAAGTCGTAACTCTTCAAGAGTATACTGGCGCAGTTGATTTCGAACCTATTGCTTCTATCGAACCAGAAGTAGCTGATACTGCTAACTCTAACGAAATGCCGTTCTAGTAATACTTAATGCGACTAAGAGTTAACTCTCTTAGTCGCCATTAAAATAACCGAACCCTCATCCAACAACCTGAAAGTAAAGTTATGAAATATCTTATTGTAATATTATCTGCATGTGCTCTAAGCGCATGTTCATTTATGCCTAAGCCTCTTAATAATCCTGCAGTATCTACGTTCGGTAAGAAATGCCACGGCGATGCTTGGAGTTATGTATGGATTCATG